CTCATTCGGAGATTTTTTTCTCGTGTCCCAGAATTTCGACCTCCTTGGCGACCCAATTCCAGATGGATGGGGCAAGCGCGGTCGCCCTCCTCATATGGCGACGGAGAAAAACCGCAACAAAGTCATGCTGTTACTGGCGATGGGATGGAGCAATTCGCGCATTGCAAACGCTCTTGGCATTACCCAGCCGACTTTACGGAAGAATTATTTTCAGCAGCTCAGACAGAGAGAGCTGGCACGAGATCGCCTCGAAGGCGCCCGCATCGATCTGGCTTGGGAACTCGCGAAGGGCGGGAATGTCGGAGCGATGCGCGAGTTCGGGAAGCTCATGGAGCGCAACGACCGGATGGAAATTGAGCGCGAACTTGGTTCCTCGCCCAAGCACGAGGAGAAGCCGGCAGCGCCAGAGCGGCTTGGAAAAAAGCAGCTCGACGAGATCCGTGCACGCGACGCGGATGCGGACCTGATGGCTGAGCTGGAGCAGGAAGCGTCACAGAATGCTCGACACTGAGGATCTGCCTCGCTTTGCGTGCCTTGACTGGTGGGAAAGGCTTCTTGCCGGGCATGCGCCGATGGCGGATGTGCCTTACGACAAAGTCAAAGCGGGAAAGGCGATAGCTTTTTTCAATCGCCTGCGTCTCCCAGACGTTCCGGGAAACCCGCCGCTGGTCGAAGCCTGCGGAGATTGGTTTCGTGACATGTTGGCGGTATTCCTTGCCAGCGAAGACCCCGAGACCCTGCTTCCCACGGTGTGGGAGCTTTTATGCATGGTCCCAAAGAAGAATTCAAAAACCACCTACGTGGCTGGCCTCGCGCTGACGGCGCTTTACATCATTGAAGCACCCAACCGCCAGATGCTGCTTGTTGGGCCAAGTCAGAACATTTCGGAGCGCTGTTTCGACCAGGCTCAGGGGATGATCCGCCTGGACCCGAAGCTTGAAACCATTTTCAAGGTTCAGGACCATACGAAGACAATCACCCGTTACAAGACGGGCACCTCGCTCGACGTGAAAACCTTCGACACGTCGATCGTGACCGGTGAAATCCCGATCATGACCATCATCGACGAGGTTCACGAACTTGGGAAGAAGGCGAAGGCGGCTGCTGTGATGCAGCAAATTCGTGGAGGTGGCATTACAAAACAGCGCGGTCGCCTGTTGATGATAACCACGCAGTCGGATGAGCCGCCGGCCGGCATCTGGCGTACAGAGTTGGATAAGGCTCGAAAGATTCGTGACGGCAAAGGTGGCAGGTCGCCGATTATGCTTCCCGTTCTCTATGAGTTCCCGGTCGAGAAGCAGATCGATCAGGAGTTCTGGCGGAACCCGAAAAACTGGGGCTTGATCCTTCCGAACATGGGAAGATCAATCGACCCGCAAGCGCTGCTCGACGATTACGAGAACAATGGAAAAGTCTCCAAAGAGGCCGAGCAGATATGGGCCAGCCAGCATCTCAATATTGAGATAGGCGTCGGCATCGGCGGTGACGGATGGTCTGGCGCGCTGCACTGGTCAAGCTGCATTGGCGACAAGCTCACTGATCTGGACGATCTCCTGAGGAGATCAGAGGTTTGCACAGTCGGGATCGACTGGGGCGGCGCCGACGACCTCGCTGCTCTCTATGTCATCGGTCGCGAGAAATTCACCAAGCGTTGGTTAGGTTGGGGGAAGGCTTGGGCACGAAAGACCGTCTTTGAACAGCGCAAAAGCATCGCTCCGCAGTTGCGAACTTTCGAAGAAGACGGCGATCTCATCATTTGTAAGTCAGGTGAAGACCAAGCTGCGTCTGCCGCCTCGATCTGCCGCAAGATTGCCGATAGCGGCCTCCTCCCGGAGAGCGACGGCATTGGCCTCGACAGCGCCGGCGTTGCGCTTCTTCTCGATGCGCTTGAGGGAGAAGAGCTTGTTGATCCTCTCGTTTGCGCAGTTCTTCAGGGATGGAAATTGCAGACGGCAATCTCGTCGGTGCCCTTGAAGCTGGAAGACTCACGATTCTTGCACGGTGACCAGGCAATCATGAACTGGTCGGTTGGCAACGCCAAACAGACGCTGAAGGGCAGCAACTACGTCGTTACCAAAGAGGTTTCCGGCGCTGCGAAGATCGACATGCTTATGGCCCTGTTCAATGCGGCCATGTTGATGTTCCGAAATCCGGAAGCGGTTGGCCGCTCCGTCTACGAAACTCGCGGCATCCGATCCGCCTGAGGAAAATCATGGCATTTTGGTCCAACTGGTTTGGCCGCGGTGACCGTTCGGCTCCGCAGGCTTCTTCCGGCTATCAGCCGGCCGGCGGCGGAACTATTATCGTCAGTCCTGAGCAGCTGGAAGAGGCTCTGCGGACGGGAAATACGAGTGAATCCGGAGTGGATGTAACGCCAGGCAAGGCAATGCGCGTTGCTGCGGTCTATGCTTGCGTACGAATTATCTCCGGCGCCGTTGCGACCTTGCCGCTCGATATCAAGCGACGTAAGGGCGAAATTCGTGAGGATGCGTCCGATACCCGACTATGGAAAGTCCTTCGACGAAAACCAAACAGCTGGCAGACGCCTTCGCAGTTCAAGCGGATGATGCAGGCGCATCTTTTGCTGCGCGGCGACGCCTATGCGCTGGTCGTGCGTTCGGTATCCAAGGAAGTTCAGCAACTGATACCGATGCACCCCGATCGGGTGAGGTGCAAGCAAAATGACGACCTTTCACTGACATATGAATACACGTCGAAGACCGGCCGTACGGTCACGCTGAAGCAGTCGGAGGTCTTTCACCTTGTTGGACTGACGCTCAACGGTGTGAACGGCGTTTCGGTTCTCACCTACGCGAGGGAGAGCATCGGCGAGAACCTTGCGATGACAGGGTATGGGGCGAAGGTTTTCAAGAACGGAGCGCGCCCTTCGGGTGCTATATCGACGTCTGGAAAGCTGAGTGACGAGGCTTTCGATCGTCTGAAAGGCAGTCTTGAGGAATATCGCGCAGAAGGTGAGCGCGACGGCAAGGTCATGATCCTCGAAGAGGGGATGAAGTTTGATCAGATAGCCATGACGGCCGCTGATGCCGAGTGGGTCGACAGCCGGAAATTCAGCCGAACCGAAATTGCAATGTTCTTCGGCGTGCCGCCGAGCATGATGGGTGACAACAGCGGCAGTGACTCCAATTGGGGGACTGGGCTTGAGCAGAAGTCGAACGGCTTCGTTGCCTACACGCTCGAAGATCATCTGACGATGTGGGAAGAGACCATTCATCGCGATCTCATCGCCGACGAAAATAGCGACCTATACGCTCGCTTCAATCGTGCTGCCTTGGTCAAAGGCGACATAAAAACGCGATGGGGTGCCTATGTGCAGTCACTTCAATGGGGCGTTTACAGCCCGAACGAGGTTCGGGCGCTCGAAGATATGAACCCACGAGAGGGTGGTGACATCTTCTACCCGCCACCGAACACTGCTGGCAAACCAGATTCCAAGGAGACAGACGATGACGCTCAGAACGCTGCCTGAGGCGCGCACCTTTCCGCGTCCGCAGAACTACCAGTGGGATGCGCCATCGGATGTTTTGGCGCATTGGGCTGAGCGTCCACATGCCGCCTCAAGCGAGGACGCCGACACAATCACAATGTTTGATGTGATTGGTGAGGACTTTTGGTCAGGAGGAGGCGTTACGGCAAAGAGAGTTTCTGCCGCGCTGCGCTCAATCGGTGATAACGATGTCCGCGTGCAGATCAACTCACCTGGTGGCGATCTTTTCGAAGGCATAGCCATCTACAACATGTTGCGCGCGCACAAAGCCAAAGTGACTGTCGAGATACTTGGCTGGGCGGCGTCAGCTGCCTCCATTATCGCTATGGCGGGTGATGAGATCCGTATGGGCCTCGGGACATTCATGATGGTCCACAATGCCTGGGGCATGGTCATTGGAAACAGGCATGATCTTTCCGATGCTGCGACGTTATTCGAGGGTTTCGACAGCGCGATCGCCGATATTTACGAAGCGCGCACCGGCGCCAAGCGCAAGGATATTGTCGCGCTGATGGACGCCGAGACATTCATGGGCCCAACCGAAGCCGTAAAAAACGGATTTGCGGATATCATCGACGACAATCTCAGCGCCGCTGACGGCGATGCGAAGAATATGGACCGGACCCTGATGGCCCGGCGCCAGGCGGAAGCTGCCCTCGCCAAGGCCGGCTTCTCCAGAGACAAGCGTTCCGGAATCCTAGCGGAAATCGGAACCAAAACGGCCCCGCGTGATGCAAGCCGTCTCCATGCCGCGCGTGATGCAGGCGTCCCTATCGCTGCGCTTCAGCAGCTCATCAACACCTTCAAAATCTGAGGATCATTCCAATGACCAAGAGTCATATGTTCTGCGGCGCGCTGCTCGCGTTTGCCGCCGTATTCGCCATCATGCTCACCTTTGGAGATGTCATCTCGCCGGTGATGCATGCGTTTAACACCCCGCACGCCGTGGGCGTTTCGGTTGCCATGTCCTTCATGCCGAACCTGAATTCCCGCGCTCGTGGCGTTGTCGGCCTGGTCCGCTCGGACGCTGGCGGCCAGCAGGAAATCTTCGAGGAATTGAAGCGAACCGTTCAGGCCTTCAAGGATGCCCATACGGAGGAGCTGAAGGGCATCAAGGCCAAGTTTGCCGACGTCGTCCAGGCCGAACAGGTCCAGCGCATCAATTCCGAAATCACCACGCTCACGAAGGCGCTCGATGATTGCAATGCCATGATTGCGGCGCTCAAAATCGGCGGTGCTGGCGATGACGACGAAAACGGCCCCGCCAAGAAGGAGCATGCGACGGCGTTCGATAAGTGGTTCCGCAAGGGCGTCGACAATGGTCTCCACGACCTTGAAGTTCAGGCCGCTTTGACGACGCAGTCCGATCCGGATGGCGGCTTCCTGGTTCCCAAGCAGACCGAAACGACCATTGATCGTGTTCTCGGCCTCATGTCGATCATGCGCCAACTGGCGACTGTCATGCCGATCGGCACGGGGAAATACAACAAGTTCGTCAGCATGGGTGGCGCCGGCGCTGGTTGGGTCGGCGAAGAAGATGCCCGTCCCGAAACAGCGACGCCCAAGCTGCGCGAGCTCGTCTTCACCGTCATGGAGATGTACGCCAACCCGGCGACGACCCAAACCATGCTCGACGATGGCATCATCGATATCGCCGCGTGGCTTGCCGACGAAGTCCAGCAGACCTTTGCCGAACTCGAAGGCGCTGCTTTTGTGGCTGGTTCTGGCGTCAAGCAGCCGCGCGGTTTCCTGAACTACGATACCGTCGCGAATGCAAACTGGGCATGGGAAAAGCTCGGCTATATCCCGACCGGCGGCGCGGCAGGTTTTGCATCTTCCAATCCGATCGATGCCTTGATCGGTTTGTACTACTCACTGAAGCAAGGCATGCGCAACGGCGCATCCTGGCTCATGAACGACCAGGTCATGGGAGTTGTACGCACCTTCAAGGATGCGGGCGGCAACTACATTTGGAAGGAACCCAGCGAGGCCGCCGACGTTGCGACCATCCTCGGTAAGCCGGTGTACACCGATGACAACATGCCGGCGCTCGGCGCCAACGCGTTTCCGGTCGCTTTCGGCAATTGGAAGCGCGGCTATCTGATCCTCGATCGCACCGGCATTCGTGTGCTGCGTGATCCTTACACCAATAAGCCGAAGGTGCACTTCTACACCACGAAGCGAGTCGGTGGCGGTGTCGCAAACTTCGAAGCCATCAAGCTCCTGAAATGCGCGACGAGCTAACCCAATAACATCCGTCTAACCGCGAGCGGGCTGAAATGCCCGCCGCAAACCCCTTGAGGACGCTTCAATGAAAGACCTTCATTCCAAAATAAAACTGGTCAGCTTGGTCGGCAATTCCGTCCTGGCGGCAGACAATACCCCGGCTGCTCTTGATCTTCAGGGTTATGATTCTGTCGAAATCGCGCTTGCGCTGGGCATCGGCGGCATCACCTTTGATGCGACGAACAAGATCGAATTCAAGCTTACCGAATCCGATGACAACGTCACCTATGCCGCCGTCGACATATCCGACATGCTCGGACTGCAGTCGGTTGGTGCAGGCGGGATTATCAAATCCCTGGTCGCGGCTCACGCCGCCGCCGCAGTTTACCGCTTCGGCTACAAGGGCGGAAAGCGGTACCTGAAACTGCTGGCCGATTTTTCCGGTACGCACGGAACCGGAACGCCGGTCGCCGTCGCGGCGATCCTCGGGAATGGCTTCAGTAACCCGCAGGTCGACCAGGCCTGATCCAACGTGGAGAGCGTCACGGCGCTCTCCAGTGTTTTCCTCGAAATCAGGAGACGCGACGATGCGCGCGAAAGTTCTCACCAAGTTCCCCGGTGCTACGGATGATAATCCCGTTACCCGGTTCATCGAAGAAGGCGAGGTTATCACCGGTGATCTGGCGAAAGTCGCCATCGATAACGGATGGGCCGAAAAGATCGACGGCGATCAGGAAGTCGAAACCCTGACTGAGGCTGAGCGCGAATCGGCTTTTGCGTCAATCGATGCTGCATTATCTGCTCGCCGCGCTGCTGCCGACCGTATCGTTGTCGATATTCAGGCACAGGTCGATGCGGCACGGCAGTCCGCAGATGTCGAAATGAAGAAGATCAGCGATGAGGTTGCTGCGGCTCGCCAGCAGGCTGAGGCTGATATCGCCACTATCAAGCGCGACGTCGAGGCCGCGAAAACTGCTGCCGATGAGGATGGTGACGGAAAGCCGAAACTCGACGGGATGGCCGTCGATGAACTGAAGGCTTACGCGGCCGACCGCAGTATCGATCTCGGTTCGGCTGCCAAGAAAGCGGACATCATCGCCGCGATCCAGGCGGCAGAAAAGCCGGCCCAGCAGTAAACGGAGCGCATCAATGGGAGACGTCGTTATCACCGAAACGGGACCGCTTTATACCTTGCAAGAGGTGAAGGCGGCTCTGCACGTCGATCATACAGATGACGACGCTCTTATCGAGACATACATGGATGCCGCCGAGCAGGCGGTTCTGCAATATTGCAATCTCTCGCTCGTGCCGGTCGGCAAGGAAGCTACCTTCAGGTCGGCGGCCATGCTCGTGATTTCGCAGCTCTATGACAATGGGCTGGAATGCGAGGGTATTCCGAACGGCGCGAAGCTCCTTGTCAATCCTTATCGCTGGCTGCGCGTCTGACGCCGCAGAACTTGGAGAATTTCCATGGCTAACATTGCAATCACGCCCGCGAATGTTGTTGCCGGAGATGGCGCGGCCAATGAAGTTGGCGTCGCCGGCGAGGCGATCTCCGCGGGACAGGCGGTCTATAAGAGCGGTAGCACCGGAAAATACATGCTGGCGGATTCCAATTCCGCAACAGTGGAGGCTAGGCGCGCGCGTGGCTTGGCGTTGAACGGCGCGGCTCTCAACCAGCCTGTTCATGTTGCGCGTTCCGGTGATGTTTCGCTTGGCGCTGTTCTCACACCCGGCATTGCCTACTATCTGTCGGACACGCCCGGCGCCATCTGCCCGGTCGCAGATGTTGGGGCGGGTGAATATGTGTGCCTGCTCGGCCTCGCCAAGTCGACCAGCGTTCTCTCGCTCGACATTCAGTTCCCGAACGTAGCTCTGTGACCGATGCCAAAGCGGTTCTCATCGAGCGATCTGTTTGAGCGCGTGGCGTTCGATGAGCCCGCCACGGTGCAAGACGGATACGGGAATTCACAGGGCGATTTCGTCGAGCGGTTCCAATGCCGCGCAGGTTTCACCCCCATTCGTGGTGGCGAGTCTGTGATTGCTTCCCGACTGGAGGGGCGTCAGCCGATAGTGGTCCGTATTCGGGCGAGCACGAAAAGCAGGATGATAACTCCGGACTGGCAAATGCGTGATGCTCGTAAAGGAGAATGGTCTGGCGACGGAGCGCAATTCTGGACGGGCCCCGTCTATGCAATTCGCTCGATCATTGAGACCAAAGACAGGATGTACCTCGATCTCATGGTCGAGGGCGGAGTTGCAGCATGACGGTCGAGGGGCTCAAAAGCCTTGAGCGTAAGCTAAAGAGAACGATTCCCGAAAAGGCCGTTCTGTTTACCCGCGCTGCGATGGAGGCAGGAGGCGATGAAGTCGTCGCGTTGATGAAAAGCTTGTCCCGGTCGAGAGCGGGGCTTTGCGAGACAGTATCGCATGGACGTGGGGAAATGCGCCGAAGGGCGCGCTTGTTCTCGGAAAGAGCAAGCCCGCCGGCGACGGAATGCGGATCACGATCTATGCGGGCGGCGGTGAGGAATATTATGCGTGGCTTGTCGAGTTTGGCACTCACTCTCACGTCAACAAGGGTCTCTTCGCGGGAAGTCAGCATCCGGGCACGAGTGCGCAACCATTCTTTTTCGTAAGCTGGCGCGCCCTCAAGCGTCGTGTGAAATCGAGGATGACACGGCAGATGCGTAAGGGGATACGAGAGGGTGCGAAATGAGCCCGCAGGCTGAATTGCAGAAGGCGCTCTTCGGCAGGTTGAGCGCAACGCCATCTGTCATGGCTCTCATTGATGGCGTTCACGACAGGGTTGACGCTTCCGCTTTTCGCGGAAAGCAAGCCTATATCAGCTTCGGTAGTTCCGATGTCGTCGACGATGACGCAGAGTGCATCATCGCTGGAGAGCATACATTGCAGTTAGATGTATGGTGCAGGCGCGTCGGCCTGGTCGAATGCAAGAAGATCGTCGACGAGGTGAAATCCACGCTCCATGAGGCCGATATCGAGCTTGCCACACTTGGCCTCGTCGAGGTTCGATGCGTGCTGAGGCGGGTGTTTACCGATCCCGATGGATTGACGGGGCATGGCGTCTTGCAGTTCAGCGCGACTATTGAAGAGATGGTGGATGGCTGATGGCCTCCATGATCGTTCGTCGCGAAGGCACGTTTCGCAGGCCGAATTCTCGGCTCTCCTTCACATTCAAGCCATCGCGGGAGCCGCAGAGCTGGCCTGAAGATGTCGTCGAGTATGCCGTTTCGAAGGGATTCGCAGAGCGCGCGCAGTCGCGCAGCAGAAAGATAGAGTCCGCCACTGTGGGCGGATCGAACTCCTAGCCACTACCACCTGAAACCGGGCCGCGTGCCCTTCCGGCTGGTGCTCCCGGCCCGATCTCGCATGGAGAAATGTTATGACGAGAGCAGTCACAGCGAATTTTCACGAAGTTGTCGTGGAGATCGAAACCGAAACGCCTGGTGTCTGGAGCAAGATCTGCGGCATCACCACCCGTGCGATCAACCACACGTCCAATATGCAGACCTCGGAAATCCCGGACTGCGATGACGAGAGCCTGCCAGCCGCCGTCGAGCGCGCCGTCCAGTCGCAGGAAGTTACCGTTTCCGGCACTGCCTCGTGGGCCAAGCAGAACCACGGCACGATGATGCGCTGGTGGAGATCCGGAGCGACGAAGAATATCCGCGTCGGTTATCTCAAGGCGGAGGTCGGCGATACCGAATACGAGACGGGCCCTGCCTATCTCGTCACGCTCAACATTACCGCAGAGCGCGGCCAGAAAGTCACGTCGGAGGTCGAAATCCAGTTCGATGGCCTGCCGACAGAAACGGCGGCTTCGTAATGAGGGCTACGTCGTTGACATGGCCGGGCGGTGAGCATGATTTCATGCTCACCATCGATCTCCTGCGCGCGCTTCAGGATCGATGCGACGCTGGCCCGCCCCATATTCTTGAGCGCCTTTCGATGCGCCGATGGATGGTCAGTGATGTGATTGAAACCATTCGCCTGGGACTCGAGGGCGGCGGGATCTCGAAGGAAGAGGCGAGAAAACTAGTTCGCCAGTTCGTCGAAGAGAGGCCGTTGACGGAATCCGTCATGACAGCGCAGGCTGTTTTGATGCTTGCCCTATTCGGCGCTGCGGATGACCAGCCGGGGGAGATGAAAGCGGGAGGGGAGAGCCAGATCCTGACCCGCTCCCCAGAGGAAAATGGCGGTTCTCCCACTTCTATCGATGGGGCGGTGTAGTCCCTCGCGACATCGGTGCAATGACCATGTGGGAATTTGCGTGCATGACGAGCGGGCATCGTCTCGCGCACAAGACTGAAGAAGATCCGGCGCCGGAAATGGACGACAACCGTTTGGCCGATCTCGGGATCGAGGGCTTTTAATTGGCAACCGACGTTGAAAAGCTGATCGTGGCACTTGAGGCCAGGACAAAGGCTTTCGAGAATGCCTTGAACAAGGCGAATGGTGTCGCCAACAGTCGGGCGAAGTCTATCGAGACGCGCTTCGCGAAGATGAATAAGGCGCTCAGTTCAAGCTTTTCACAGTTCGCCGGTGCTGCCGCGCGAGCTTTTGCCATCGTCGGCGGTGCAGCTGGCGCGCAAAATCTGATCGACACGGCAACCAAGATTGACAATGCTCTCAAGGTGGCAGGCCTTTCGGGGAAGGAGCTGAACGACGTCTATGAGGCCTTGTTTGCCTCCGCACAAAAGAACTCCGCACCGCTGGAATCGCTTGTCACGCTCTATAGCCGCGCGTCCGGATCGGCTAAAGAACTCGGGGCAAGCCAGGCGGACCTTCTCAACTTCACGGACAAGATTGCCCTTGCGCTGAGGGTGTCCGGGCAGTCTGCTGAAGAGTCCTCAGGTGCGCTGTTGCAGCTTTCGCAAGCGCTCGGAAACGGCACAGTTCAGGCTGAGGAATACAATTCACTGCTCGATGGCGGCAGACCTATCCTGCAGGCAGTTGCTGCCGGTCTGAAAGAGGCTGGTGGCTCTGTGTCAGAGCTTACGAAGCTGGTGAAGGACGGAAAGATTTCGTCGGAAGCCTTCTTCAATGCGTTTCTAGCGGGGGCTCCGGTACTCGAAAACCAGGTCGCGGGATCCGTCCTTACGATCGATCAGCGGCTTGGAAATCTGCAAAACAGCCTCATTGATGCGGCACGCCGCTTCAATGAATCATCCGCCGTTGCCAACGAATTTGGTTCGGCGATCGATGGAGTCGCGAAATTCGTCGCCGGCATCAATTTCGATCTACTGGTCGGCGAGATCGTCAATGTCACGAATGCTTTGAACACTGGCATTGCCAGCGCCAATTCGTTTGCGCAAAGCCTCGGTCAACTTTCCGGCCTTGACAACGTCGGCAAAGCGATCGTGGGAATGCTGCCTGGCGATACCGTCAAGAACTTAGACATACCTGGTCTCCCAGGTCACGCGCTTACAATCAAGCAGGATGGCCTCATTACGGATCGCATCAACGATGCGTTCGCCGATAGTGTCGAGAATGCCGTTCGTCAGACTGGCGATCTGACGCAAAAGGCAATCAAAAATAGTGTTCTTGGTCAAGGTGACGGTGCTGCGCCGAAGGGTGGGAGATTGCCTGCGGCGCCCAAGATAACGCCGGTATCGGTGAAGGACTTCAAGGCGCCAACAAGCTCTGGTTCTGGTGGCGGTGGAAATAAGTCAAAGCAGGACAGCTATCAGCGCGAAGTACAGCAGATCCGAGATCGAACCACGGCACTGCAGGCCGAAACCGCCGCCCAAGCGCAGATCAACCCCCTGGTCAACGACTTTGGCTACGCAGCAGAGTACGCCCGATCCAAGCAAGAGCTTTTGAATGCCGCAACTAAAGCTGGGATCAAGGTCACGCCTGAGGTTGAGGCAAATATTGAGAAACTGGCAACCAGTTATGCGGGCGCGACAGCGGCGGCTGACAAGTTGGCCGCGACCCAAGACAAGGTGCGAGAGCGCTCCGAATTCTTAGGCGACGCCCTCTATGATGCGTTCTCGGAACTCATACCTCAGATTGAAACCGGCAATGCGGCTCTGGACAAATTTCTGAACACTTTGATTGAGGCGGTGGCGCAATCGTTCCTGCTTGGCAAAGGCCCTCTGGCGTCAGCTGGTGGCGGGGGCGGCCTTCTCGGTGGTCTCTTGTCAA